TTTGACAAAGTTTTTTCCAGCCTTGAATATATTCTTTCCGAGACCCAATACCTTTCCTACACCACCCTTTAAGAAGTTTTTAACCTTTTTAATTATATTACCTATAGTTTTAAATATATCCGCTGCCTTTGCACCTACACTCTTTAACTTAGCACCAATACCCTTAAAGACATTTTTTAATGCCTTTGGTAAACCTTTTAAACTTTTAATGAAATTACCCGCTTTTTTAGGAAGACTTGTTAAAAATTTTGCACCTTTTTTGAATAGTTTACCAAGATTCTTTAATGAAAAGAAACCAAGAAATGCTGTCAACGTCTTACCGATAAACATCGTTCCTTTGATTATGAACTTAGTAAAACCTCTCCACGCATTTTTAAATGTATCACTCTTAATAAATTCAAAAACTGCATTTCCCAAAAATCCACCCACGATAAAGGTAGCAGCTTCAATTAACTTGTCTTGAAAACTCTTTATTGGAGCCACTGCTTTTTCTGCCTGACCCTTTATCTTATCTCCTAAATTTTTACTTTCTACCTGCTTCTCTTCTGCTTTTATTTTTGCCTTACTTGATTCCTGTTGCAATAATGCTATCTCTGCCTTCTCTTGATCAATACGGGCAGCGAAGTCTGCCTTCAAAATACCACCTATCTCTGTAAGGGATACGTTTGCTGCTTGTATATCAACTTCTAGTGTTTTAAAAAGTTTTCTTGCACTAACTGTCTTCTCTTTTTCTTTCTTTAATTTTGCTTCAGACTTCTGAAACTCTTTAAGATTTATGGCTGCTTCAACCTCCGCTGCTGTCTGCAACTTCTTTGGTCTTCCTCTTGTTTTTTTCGGTGCACTATCTACCTTCTCCTCAAGATCACCCATCTTGGTAGTTTTTATTTTTGGCAGTGCTTTTTTTGCCATCTTTACATGTTACGTTGTTGTGCCTTTAAATTCTCTTCTTCAATGTATTGTTTGAGTAGAGTGACGTACACATCTCTCTCCCAAGGCATCATGTTTTCAATCTCAGTTATAGAATATTTATGGTGTTGCATGAGAGCAAAGTTTACCTTATAGTATGACTCAAGGTTTGTATGAGCCATACCTAGTTGAAAAAACTTGCCAGTCCCTCCAATTTCACCTTGCTTGCCTTCCCTGTTTTGGGATTTGTCACTTCAACAATATGCTCTAACTTAGGCATAGTTTCAAAGAATGATTCAACTTCTTTGAATTGCTTAGTGTTCAACTGTTCAATAAATTCATTTAGTTCTTCAGGTGAACTATCAGCAGCATCCCAACTTTCTTCATTATCATATATCATATCTATACAGGTTGATAGCATTTGTAATGATTGACTTACAGAATTAATTTCTTGTTCAGAGTCAAAATTAGCATCAATAAATTGCTGCATTGATGGATACTTCAATTTCATAGAATATGTATCATCTAGTTTGACAATATTCTTATGACCCTTTGTTTTCTTTACTTTAATATCATCAATATTAATCGTTGCTTCAACTGTTGTTTTATTATCATCTGGACAAGTGATTATCACATCTACTGTCTCACCAACTGACTTAGCACGGATATTTAAGAACAAATATTCAATATCAAAACTTGGTAACTTTGTTATATCAACGGTTTTAGTTTCAATGCAATCTGACATAATCTCAACTATTGAACTTGAGATCTGTTTGGCATCTGATGATTCTAGTGCAAGAATCAATATTTTTTCTTCTCTAACAAGAAATGGACGATACTTGATTTTTTTATTATTTGATGGTAAAGTCAATTCATACGTTGGAGTATTAATCTTTGGTAATGGCATAATTATCTAATCAGTAGTTTTATTTAGTAGTATATCATAAACCTATCTTATTTGCAACGATATACCTATCATAGTTGAAACTTACATTAACTTTAAGTAGGTCTGCTGGGCCGTATTGAACTGGTTGTGGGGTAATTGATTTAGGAAAAGCATTAATAAACTGATACCTTAGTATCCTCTTAGCATTTTTTTCAAACTTACTTATAAACATGGTGTCACACTTATAAGTATCTGGGTATCTCATTCTACGATAAAATGGTTTTTGAAAGTCTGCGACTTCTCTTTCCGCACCACTTGAAATATAATCCATCCACCCTTCAAAAATATTCAACATTGTATAATCATCATCAACATAAAAACTGAAATCAATATCAGTATATAAACGAGAATGTGCAAATTCCTGTGGTATACCCATAAAGTTATCTTTTACCTCTGCTGTAGCAAAAGCACTTGCAGGTAGTGACGCATCACTACAAAGCAGTCCAGCCTCACGACTGATAAAATCCTGTGCGTTATTAATTCTTTTTTCAAACCTTAAATATCTTGTCACATTTCCATTGAACCCTGCAAAGTGAACCTGATATTGATTATTCAAAGATAGACTACCAAATTTTACTTTGGCATCATTCATTGTGATTTTTTGTATAAAACTCACACTAAATACCTATATGACTTTATTATAATTCTATTTATGTCATATAAGGGAAGATATTCTCCTACATACCCAAGAAAATACAAAGGAAACCATACAAATATCATATATCGATCCTTATGGGAGAGAAAATTCATGGTTTACTGTGATTTGAATGAGAATATTCTTGAATGGGGGAGTGAAGAAATTGCAATACCATATAGATCTCCTGTAGATAGAAAGATCCATAGATATTTTCCAGACTTTTACGTGAAGTTAAAGGAAACTACAGGTAATATAAAGAAATATATTATTGAAGTAAAACCAAAAAAACAATTAAAACCTCCAACTAAACCAAAAAGAAAAACAAAAAGTTATCTATATGAAGCATATGAATATGCTCGAAATCAAGCAAAGTGGAAAGCTGCCACTGAGTATTGCAAAGATAGACTTTATGAATTTAAGGTGATGACAGAGGACGAACTAGGAATCAAATGAGTCGTATCGCACCAGCATTAGATGATTTGATTGGGATTGAAGATCCTGATGATTTAATGGTGGAAATAATTGATTTGTTATCTGAAAGTGGTACACCACAAGCTGGAAACTATTACACATTTGTGTATCGACCAAAAACTTCGGGAATTAGATACGATCAAAACCCTCTGGTCGCAGTAACAAATGTATACTCATGGGGATTCGTGGGAATCAATTTTCACTGGGGTGAGTCCAGAAGTTATACCTTCAATGAGGTTGTTGGTGGTGTATATCAGGTCACTGCTCAAGAGATAAAAGATCTTCAAGCATTACCTTTTGGAAAATATCGTCTAAATAGTTAAAAAAAGAGATATATGCCTAATTTTCCTCCTAATTACGCTGAACAAGAGAAATATTATGCATCTGAAGAATATCAGACAGGTGCTAAGAATGCTATTGCAAATAATCAACCATTACCAACGTACGATAATCCAAATCCGGTTTCAAATAGTGAGGTAACTTCACAACCACCTAGATCTTCTAAAAAACGAGGTGGTATTTTGAGATACCCTTTGGAAGCATTGACAGGAACAACAGATTATTTACAGATTGATATAAAAGAATATATTAGAAATGCTGACAACGCGAAACTTATAGGTGCTAAAGGTTTTGGAAGAAATACATTAAATAATCGTGTAGGTCAAACACGTTCTGGATCACTAGCAACCAAATCAGTGATGAATACTGGAACAATTATTTTACAGATACCCTCTGACATAAAGGATGGAAACACTGCTAATTATGGTGAAAGTAAAATGAACACTCTCACTGGTGCTGCTGCCGGTGCAATGATGGGTGTAATGAAATCAGGTGCTACTTCAGTGTCAATGGCATTAGGGAATATGAGTACAGAGGAGGGACTTAAAAAGATAAGAAGTGATATTGGAGGAAATTTGACTGCAGGGGACACTGATGCATTGATTGATGCTGCCTCAATGGGACTAACTGTAAAAGCAACATCCTCTGCTATGGGAATATTTGGTGCGAATGTTTCTCCAGAACAACTTCTCGCAAGATCAAGTGGTCAGATATTCAATCCTAACTTAGAATTACTATTTAATGGCCCATCTTTAAGAAGTTTCAGTTTTTCATTCAAAATGACACCCCGTAGTGCACAAGAGGCAAGACAGTGCAAATTAATCATTAGATCATTTAAACAAAACATGGCACCAAAAACTGGTGGAGACACAATTGGTGGCAGTGCGATCTTTATGAAAACACCTAATCTATTTGAATTAAGATATAGAAAAGGAAACAGTGATCATCCTTTCTTAAATAAATTCAAACAGTGTTTTCTTACTAATGTTGCTGTTAACTACACCGGTGAGGGTGTGTACGCAACTTATGATGATGCTACACCAATCTCAATGCAACTTGATCTTCAATTTAAGGAGATTGAACCTATTTACTTTGATGATTATGACCAGTCACCACAAGGAGTTGGATTCTAATGTATTTTAAAACACTACCAACATTAAGATATCCGTCTTTCTTATCTGATAAAAACTCTTCATTAGATTATGTAGATGCAAAAAATTTATTTCGTAGAGTTAAACTAAGGGAAGATTTACAAAACATACTGACCGTTTTTGATAAGTATGAGATTCCTGAAGGATTTAGACCTGAAAATGTTGCAGAAGAATTATATGGAAATGATAAACTTGATTGGGTGGTTATCGTATCATCGGGTATAGTTAATATTAGAAATGAATGGCCTTTATCAAATAACGATTTGTATGAATATTCACTACTTAAATACGGTAATAATTTAAATGCCACACATCATTTTGAAACAGTGGAAGTTAAAGACTCAAGTGGTAGAGTAGTTCTTGAAAAGGGTAAGGTTGTTAATAGAGACTTCAAATTATTTTATCAAGATGGCGGTGAGGTAAAAACAAATGATCTCACAAAATTGGGAACGAATGTTGTAGCGATTGATGATCCTGTTGCGTCTGTAAGTAATTACTTGTATGAGACATTTGAAAATGAAAAGAAGAGAAATATTTATGTCTTAAAGAGAGGATTCTTACAGCAATTTATTGATGACTTTAAAGATATAATGACTTACGAGCCTTCATCACAAAGAGTAAGTGATAGCATAGTTCAAACGGAAAATTTAAACGTAACAATGCCATAAAAAAAGGGGTCGTAAGACCCCTTTACTATTAGTCGTCTGCGAGTTTTTGGAAATACGATAACGTATCGTCATCTTCGATTTCACTTGAACTTCTTGCTACTGAGGAAACAGTTTCCCTTGGTGCAGGAGTCTCAACTTCATACTCTTCTTCTTGAACCTCTGGATCTTGTGCAACTGGTGTAGCACCTCTCTTACCTAAGACATACTCAAGACGAGTCTTAAGTTCATCATAAGTTTTAAATTGAGACGCAGCACTGAACTCTTCAAGAGAACTTTGCTTCTTCCAGATTGCTTCCATAGCATCATCGTCTTCTAAGAGAGGACTTTGTGATGCGAACTCAGAACTGTCGTAGTTTCTGTAACCTGCGACATTCTTTGCTTTTAACTTGAAGTTAGCACCTTGCCAAAAATCGAATGGATCGATTGCTTCTTCATCTTCAAACTCAGGTTGCATTGCTGCAGTGAGTTTATCAAATATTTTCTTACCAAACTTATATAAGAATACTTGACCTTCGTTCTCAGGATTGGCAGGATCTTTTACAACGTAGATGTTTGCAATGTAAGTTAACTTACGTTTTTGCTTTCTAGCAAGTTCCTTGCCAGCATCTGTTCCATTATTCCACAACTGTGAATTATATTCTGATACAGGATCTTTTTGACCAAGTGTTGTCAAAGAGTTCTCAATATACCATCCTCCGGGCCCTTGAAAGGCATGGGAATATAATTTAACAAATGGAAGATCTTCCTTGTCTGGTGCGGGTAAGAATCTGATAACAGCATAACCGTTACCTGACTTATCGACTTCGAGTTTCCAGAAACGGTCATCACCTGATGCACCGTTATTGTTCATCTTCTCGACTTCTTTAACTAACTTTGCAGTTAGTGAACCTAGTTTAGATTGCTTTTTTAAATTTGCAAATGACATTGGATTACCTTGGATTAATTTGGATTAAATTGGATTTACTTGGATATTATAACAAAGACAACACTTTTAGTCAACATTGACACGAAGTGATTGTATTGTTTTGTTGATAGTATCAAAAAAGGAATTTACATCAGTTTTTGGTGCAAATCCTAACATAGACATAGACTGCTTGAGATACCCAAGAGTATCTTTAGCCTCTTGATCATCTGATAAAGATAATCGAGTCCACATGATTCTCTGTTTATCAACAAGTGACTGTAACTTATCAACATGCTCCAACTTCTGTTCACGAGTCATGGTAGGAAAATTCATGGCAGTGCCATAAACTTCTCTTTGAAGTTCGTTTATTGATTCTAGTTCTTCACGAACTATTTCTGATTCAAAAAAATTACTCATTGACCAGTTCTCTTACTATCTTTTTATATTGGAACACATTTATATTTATGAAAGGATCATACTTCCTCAATTTGAGACTTACGGTTTCCCACACAGGGTCAGTAAGTTTTTGATCAAACCTTTCACGAAACTCAAAGATTTTTTCAAGAACTACAAGAGTTTCAAGATCTATATGTCCACCCAAATATTTTTTAAGAATGATCGGGTGTCCATCGGAGCAGTCAAAAATGCTATCCAAGTCGTGTTCATTAAACAATTCAGTGACTTGCTCCTTGAATAAGTAACCAAGACTTTGTTGTCGTCTTGACCACTCATTATAATTCCTCTCTCCAGAATTAATGATTTCACCAATCCATAGAC